GCAAGAAAGTAGAATCGTATGAGGACTTGACCAAAAATGCCAAGGCTGCTCACGCAGTGCTTGAAACGCAACCAGGTGCTGGATTTGCCGAAGGTTCGTTTTGGCAGGCATTTAACTCTGTCACTTATATGACCGATCACTTGATGGGTCGTTCCGCCGAGACTCGACTCAACTCAGCGTGGTTTGGGCAAAATCAAACCCGTAAGGTCAAGGCACTTCAGACTGCTGTGGAGCTTGCTGAGGCCTGCTAGTCTAGGGGACGAACGGAGGGGAAGGGTTAGCCACCTGTACCCCCTCGAAGTCGGCTTATAGAGAGCCCCTCCGTTCACTTTTTGGAGTAGATAATGTCGGATAGATTAACACCAGTATGGACAGAAACGTTGGATGAGGCTTTTGGTGTTATCGGAACCAAAGGAAGACTCGGAGAAGAGTTTCTTTGCAAGGTATTTGAGTCGTGGGATTGGGAGTACACTTGGCACCAAGACAACAAGCAATTGCAAATGGATGGTATTGATATTACCTTTCGCAATCCTTCTTGGTACAACTCTTATACCTGTGATGTAAAGGCTAACATGGATCAGTATGGTAGCTTCTTTGTGTATAAGGATTGGTTGTTTGACCCAAAGAAGATTAGTGACAGAATTTTTCATGTTAATCCAGACACCGGTTGGTTGTGTTGGTATGGTCGTAAGGAGATGCAGGACTGGTTTGACCAAAGCCTTGAGAAAGTCAGAATCACAGCCAAGAAGCGTCCTAGTTTTATCACTGTAAGGAAATTTACCGAGGTTTAAATGTCATACAGAGTACACAACGACAACACAGGAACACATCAGGACGTAGAGGGGTATGATGAACTCATACGTTTGCAGTGGGAAGCCAAAGGCTCATATGTTCCCAGAGTAACATACACACCACCTCATGATTGTGATATCTGGGGTTATGTAAATCCACACACCATGAATAACGATTTTGCCACATCAACTGATGATGTGATAATGGGATAAATGCGGGTGCGTTTAAACTCGGCATGGTTTGGGCAAAATCAAACCCGTAAGGTCAAGGCACTTCAGACTGCTGTGGAGCTTGCTGAGGCCTGCTAGTCTAGGGGACGAACGGAGGGGAAGGGTTAGCCACCTGTACCCCCTCAAAGTCGGCTTATAGAGAGCCCCTCCGTTCACTTACATAATGGAGCGAATATGATTCTCAGTGCAATTGTCAGAGACCCCAGTGGTGAAAACAAATTGGTGTTCAATGGAGTGACTCGTTGGTTTGATGTCGACAAGACAGACGATGAGATCGTCGAGTACAATGAGAGTAGAGGGGCTGATGAGCCTGGTATCCTAGAAGCATTTGCATACTGCGCTCAGAACGGCTGGAACAACCCATACGGGCAATACGTTGGTCATAACGAGTGGGTCAGCCCAAATCAGAAACCGGTTTTATCGCGCGATAGAGACGACCTGACACCTATATAATACTATGGACAACAAAACGTCAAATCGAAATCTCGTTGCAAAGCATGCTCATAAGTTTAACCGGGCAAGGGTCCATGCCGATCGTAAAAAAGCAGCGAGGAGAGGTAAAGTCAAACATAAGGGCTCGCTGTATGTCGTGGAATTATAGAGTATGTCATCGTCCATCTGTACCTGGTGGTGGTCACCAGATTCACGAAGTCTTTTATGACGACAAAGGTCGTATCAAATTCTACAGTGTAAAACCCGTCTCTGCTTTTGGTGACGATAGGGACGAGCTGTACGAAGACTTTGCAAATATGTGGAAGGCATTTGATGATGACGTTATTGATCTTGATCGATTGGATCGTAAACTCTTGCGATCCTTCATCGATAACAACTATCCAGAAAATGGATCAAAAAAAGGCAAAAAGGCCTAAAAAAAGATACGTTTTCTTACCTTGTAACTCCTTGATATTCCTACAGTTTTTAACCCCACTATCCATGCGGGTTCTACGGTTGCAACTTTTCGATTGTAGACCTGATAATGTCCTCATTGAATGGTTAATTGATTAGGAACAATGTTATGGATATTACTACTCTTCAGGCTTTGATTGACGAAAGCAATAATATTGTGAAGGAAGCAAGTGCCGACTTCGATGAGGCTAACCTCGATGGTTTGTCACGTCATCAGGCAGATATCGACTACAACTATCACCTTGGTATTGAGCATGGCATTGCTCGTGTAGTTCGTATGCTGAAAGATGAGTTGAATCGTGAAGTCTGTCATCGCGACGACGATACTCAGTGGATCGACTATGTTGTTCGATCTGCTATCGAGAACAACACTTTTAATAGTCACTACGTCTCTTGGGATGGTGCTTACGACGAAGCTGCTAAAGAGCTTGACGTCGATCACAATGCCCTGTGTGATGCGTTTCACCGTGTACAGGAGGCAGCGTAATGGATTTCAGTACTTTTGAGATTGTTTTGTTGGCGTTCTCACCGTTAGTTGGTTTGGCTGTTGTAGGAACCGTTGTTGAATATTTTCAAGGAGATGTGGAATGACTAGTTTGCAAGGGTATGTTGCTGCTACGTACGATGAGCTTGTAGATGTGTTTGGTGAGCCAGATTACAAGTCTCCTGGTCCTGATACTGAGTATTGGTCTGAAGACAAAGTCGAGACTGAGTGGGAGTGGGTGGACGAAGACTATGGTAAGATCACCATCTATGATTGGAAACAGTTTGATGGTGGTAGGACTAGTCGCAGTGGCATGCCTTATCGGTGGCACATTGGTGGTCGCAGCCGTGAAGCTGTCGACTTTGTTGCAAATCGTTTGAATAGGATAGCTCATTGTGCTTGAAATGTTTGAAGTCAGCTGTGGTAGTGATCGATCCTATTATTCCGACAAGCAGACTGCTAAGGACAAAGCAGATTGGTTGTACGATCACGAATTTGATGGTATCCCCTTTATCAATCACCACAAGTTCGAAAGTAGTGAAGCGCTGGTAGAATTCTTAAACAAGACGCGAGGATTGATTAACAATGAACGATGAGACTAAGTTGGCTATTGCGGAAGAGTTTATTCGTAGATTAATCAATCCCGAAGTATACGGATTGACGATTCGTGACGAGGTGCGTGTCGAGGCTGTACGCGCACTCAAGCTAATCAACGAAGACTATAAATAATCCTATGCAAGTCACGATCAAAAATGTTCCGTGGCGTTTCCAGCACGGTTTGATTAGACGGTGCTGTTACTTTGTGCTATCTAAATTCCTTACCAGTCAAAAGATGGGACATATCGAGATCAACATCGTTGGTGTCCCCAACCAGTTCAACGAAGAAGGTGCACTGGGGTACTGTTCTATTAGCGACGAGCATTTTGGTTCTAATAAGAAGGTACCAGTGTGGTTCACAATTGAACTAGACACTAAACAAGACTTGTGTACCTTCTTTATCGTCCTATGCCATGAGTTAGTTCACCTCAAGCAATATGCCACCCGTCAACTTAGAGAGTACTACTACCCTACGTATCGTCGTACTTGGAAAGACAAAGACATCACTAACAGATACTACAGCCAGTGTCCACACGAGCAGGAAGCGTATCGTAGAGAGGCTGTCTTGTACCGGGAGTTTATGGGACATTGTGGTATTGATCTTGAGTTCATTGGTCCCATCGTCCCATCGAATCGGAGAGTTAAATGGATCCATATGCCCACACTTTTGTAGCTACAGTACTTTGTGCTGTTTTCTTTTACAGTGGATACCTGTATGCTTGGTGGAAGCTGAGACAAACAATCATCGAAAGTGCCGCGGCTGCTATGATGGAAGTTAGTATTGTGATTGAGGATGATGATGAAGATTCTGAGAGAGATAACCGACTGGGGTGATCACAAAGTTGGTAACCACATCTACCATGTGAACGATCACGGTTGGCTTGTAGCATTCGATAATGGTAAAGGTTTAGTTACCTTTAAAAATCCACTCAAGCAATTTAGTAGAACTCGACGTAAGTTCGAAACTATTAGCTTTGTCCCTGACGAGCTCGAGCCAGGTGCCAAACGTATTGTTGGTTCTAAGGGTGCCGTATATATCATTAAGGATGGTACGTGCACGTGTAGTGGTTTCAAGTTCAGAGGGAGATGTAAGCATGTCGAAGCAGCTTGAGGAACTAACACCCGATGAGGTGTTCCGTATCAAACTAGTATCCACTATCAACTGGTCAGTAGTTGATAGGTGGCGTCAGAAGTTCAGCTACAAGTCAAACGAGGAGATGGTGTGGGACTGGTTGTTCAACCAGCAAGAGATTTACTCACGTGGTCTTAAAGCAAAGCCGTATCCTTTCCACCGCCATGTCCGTCTAAACTTAGATAAGATGGCGTTTACTGGTGTCACGGATGTCCAGTCTGTTATCGATCAAGGTCTCAAGTTAACCAGCGCTCAGATGAGACAGCTCAAGGAGTCTATGCTTGATGATGAAGATCTGGAGCAAGACAATGACTGAGATAATGACTAGCCAGAAGTTCTCGTTGTTAATAGAACAAATGGTTGTTGACAAACAATGCAACTACATGGATGCTATAGTTCTGTATTGTGAAAAGAACGAAATGGAAATTGAGAGTGCTGCTAAATTGTGCAACATCAAGGTAAAGCAGCAGCTTGAAGTTGAATACGGCGAGTTAAATCTTTTACCCAAAACAGCAAAGTTACCTATATGATTCTTAGTAGAATGTTCAGTGAAGATGGGATGCGTGAAGCTCACGTTATAAAGGTTGGCAAGCAGCTTATGGTTGATATGTTTGAGCGAAACGAACAAGAAAAGCTCGAGAGTGTCCGTTGTGTAGATGTTACCGGACATCATGTTAACTACGCTGAGGATGCTGCTGAGAACTGGGTCACATACGTTATTCGTAATTAATGGATATCTATGAAGGTCTCAACGCGTACAAAACTTACGTAGCTGTACGCAACCATTTCAAACAGGATAGTTATGACTTCTTCAAGTATCGAGGAAAAACTAACGTTGGTGTCGACAGTTTTCTTAAACGCAACGACAAGTATTTCTTCGCCAAACTACAGCGTAAGCTCAGCGAGCATGAGTTGGTGTATTTCTTTGTTGCCAACTTCATTGTTGACGATTCCAGTTGGTCAGGATCTTTAGTCACTGAGAACAGTATGACAGTGTACAACCAATGGAAGAACACCATTGAGTCGCTGACATATATTTTCAAGCAGGATTGCTTGTTACTGAAAGAAGCTGTTGACAATAACGGCAAGAGCTTTGATAATCTATTTGATTGTCAAGGTAGCCATCCGCCTCTGCTCAAGATGTTTCTTGGTAAGCATATTAGGTTGGAGACGATGGTTATTATTGATCGTGTCTTGCGTTACCGTAAGAGATGGTCAAAGGATCTTGATGACGATATTGTATGGAGTAACGCATGTCGTCTGATAGATAAATATAGTAGCTTTGTAAAGGTCGATGATGACAAGTATAAAGCTATTCTTAAGACAACGTTTATATAATGCATCAAGTGGATACGACGACATACAACGCTATACAAGGAAAAATATATGGCTACTTCATTCTCTGAGCTTAAGCGCTCACGCTCATCCTCCCTCAAGACTCTGATCGATGAAACTAATAAGCTGTCATCGGGCAATCCGAATGCGCAGCAAGAAGATCGGTTTTGGAAACCTACCGTAGACAAAGCTGGTAATGGCTATGCCGTTATCCGATTCTTGCCTGCGGCACAGGGAGACGAACTTCCTTGGG